ATACATCACCATGACGTATATGATCTCTGAAGGTTACATACATATCTGGTTTATTGTAAGTAATATTATACTTCATGTGGATAACGTGGGTCATCTTGTGCCACTACCTTAAAGTAGTTTGGATTAGCACCAGCATTTAATAAATTGTCAATCCATTTATCACACTCTGCTTTAGTGAGATTTTGTGCTTTATCATCTATGAGAACCCAACTTGTAGTTGATTCATTCATAATTTTGTAACGTCTGTCTTTTTCATCCATGATTTCAAGTTAATAAAGTATTCATACACGTTATATATGCTTATAAAAACTCATCCAAATAATAATCAACAGTAATCTCTAATTCTGCTGCTTTTCTTTCACAATCTGCCCAGAACTCATCTGCCTCATTTTTGAGTAGATCACTTTTTAGTTGTTCATTCATGGATAAAAAAATTAAATTGCTAGCGGATGTTAGTTCTTTCTTCGGTTGCGATCCGAGAGGCACATCCATCTCCTCGTTGTTGTGTGTGGGACTTAGACTCAATGATTGATGTAGAAAAGCATGTTCTACCCATTGGATGCCCAGAATAGTGGGAGAAACATTGAGGGGTAAGTCATTTTAATTCATCGTCATGTCTCTGCTTCTCACCTAATTGGTTTTGTCAGAGTAGTTGAACCTGTAACTGTTTCTCACTATAAGGACACTTTACTCGCTTCAGTTTGTATTATTAACCTCCATCAATATCACAACCTATCATAGCACCACCCACAACACCTAAAGGAATTGCCCACCAACGATCTTTACCTCTTGATATTGAAGTTGCGAGTCCACCACCCAATAATCCACCAGCAAGTGTTCCCTCAGAACAATCATTATTATCATATTCTACGGTGGTATGTCTATGAATAGTTGCTCCTGTAGATGTTCTTCTACCCCTACAAGGAACTTCAACTGTTTCATTCCATGACTTTATATAACCAGGATTATCTGCTGTACCTGGCACATACTCTTCTCTATATTCTTTGCGTATACATTTTCTCGATGAAGACCAGCCTGGTTGTGACTCGTACGCTTGAGCACTGCCAGCAATCAGAAATGGGAACAATAATAATGGTGCTAGTTTCATAATTCTCTTGTTAATATACTTATTATAACAGCACAAAGAGGATATTAAGTCCTCCTTGTGCCAGTTTATAATCAGTCCTCCTCTGCTAATGATTGAAAGTATGAGAGGGTATCACTTTCAGATGCTGAAACAGAAGGTGTTGTTGCACCCACTTTTTCTCTGAAATCCGATACTTCTTTACCCCAATTAGCAGGTACTACTTCCTCTTCACTCTCATCAACAACAGGTGCTGGTGTACGTGAAGATTTACCTAATACTAGATTCAATCTTGCTTGTAGTTGCTCATAAGACTTAAAGTTCTTAGGTGCTTCAAATTCAGCAAGTGAGTAAGACTGTTTCCAAATCTTTTCTAGTTCTTCATCATCTAGTTTACCTAGAGTAGCAGGTGCAGCGAACTCTGACTTATCATAGTTCCAGTACCCATCAACCTTACGAATCTTTACCTTGAAGTCTGCACCTTTCCATAGGTTAAATGGATCTAGTGGAGTCTCGTCAGCAAATGCAGGTTGCATTGCTTCTACTAGCTTATCAAATATCTTCTTACCGTAGCGGTATAAGAAGACTTTTCCTTCGTTCTCTGGATGTGCAGGGTCACTTACAACATAGATGTTAGAATAGTAAGAGAGTTTTCTCTTCTGTGTTCTAGCAGTTGACTTGTCAGTCTCACGACCACTGTTCCATAGTTCCCTGTTCAATTCACCGACAGGATCATCCTTACCAATAGTAGTAAGAGAGTTCTCGATGTACCACTGACCACCAGGTCCTTTGAAGGAGTGTGACCAGATTTTTGCCCAAGGCATGTCCTCTCCATCTGGAGCAGGAAGGAATCGGATAACGGCATAACCGTTTCCTGATTTATCCAACTCAGGTTTCCATAGACGCTCATCAGCACCTGTAGTCTGAGGTTGGTTGAGTTTTTCTATCTCTTGTGTCAGTTTACTAAGAGTACTACCTTTATTGGCAGCCTTCTTTAGTGAAGCAAATGACATAATCGTATTCTCCGTATTGAGTGTATTAAATTGCTACTGGTTAATCGTAGCATACTATTTATGTGAGGTCAAGCTGTGATTTTTCTGCTTTTCCTAACGTGTCTACCATAGCATCCATGCAGTCCAAGAGACTCTTGTACCCGAATGCTTGAGACAAGGCATCAATCCTTGTCCTCATGTCTGCTGCCTCGGCATCTTCCTTAGCAGCAAGAGACAATCTGAAATAGAATGTCTTCTGTTTATCAATGAGTACCTTACAACTTTCTATATGCTCTAACCTATCCTCCTTTGACATGGTAGGTACTTGGTTAGTCATAGATGCTATCTCTTGATATGTGTTGAATATATCTTGTAAGTTTTCTTGTACTTGATTTGAACTAAAAAATGTCATAAAGGTAATACTCCTTTTGATGATTGCTTCATATAATTTAATCTCTGAGCTTCATACTTCAACCTTTCCTTGAGAGGTTTAGCTAACAGTTTAGGTACTGTTTCCAATTCAATCTCTTTCTCTTGACAGTATGTTACTACTGCTTCAATGTAAGTTATTAAACCATTACTTTCGTGTACTAGTCTCTCAATTTCTTGAGAGAATTTAGTAGGGGTTAGAAACTTATCTTCTAATACGTTTTCTTTAGGCATTTTGCCCCCTAACAAAGTCTTCAATGTAGGATTTGAGTAGTTGTAGATAGTCATCAAGATTGTACTTCTGAAATACTTGAACAGATCCATCTTCAACCGCAATGAGTGTGACAATTTTCTTTACCTCAATACCTGTGAGTTCTAGGAACATTGCTGCGTATGCAGTTTCTTGAACAAAGTAATGTTCAACCCAATCTTCCTTCTTTTCTTTAGTGGAGGTTTTAAAATCAATTACTGCTAACTCACCATCAAACTCTGCAATACAGTCTACACGACCAGCAAGTCCAAGGTAATGTGAGTATAGGAAGGTCTCCAAACAGTGAATGTTATCAATGCGATCAAGAGTGGTCTTGGCCGACTGAAACATTCTAACAGATAATGGATTATTTTCCAAGTATATTTCAAGATTTAATTTATCTTTAATATAATCCTCAGTGATACTATGAAAGGCAGTACCCCTTTGAGTTGCTCTAGCAGTGATTTGATTAGCCTCATGCTCACCTACTTTCTTTCTCCATGCACTGAAGAATGCTGCGTTCTTAAACGATGTGATTGAGGTAACACTCGGATAGTATTTATCAGCACCAGGAATAGGGTAGAACCGTACTCCATCCTTGTTAACAGGTTCAACATCTATCGGTACGATAGGATCATTGACGAAGGTGAAACTCATTTAGAAACCAAGATTGTATTTTGTTATTAAGTATTGCTTGACTAGACCAGACCTTACGATGTCGTCTATGCCAAACTCAATGCAAGCAAAGTCCTTCATCTCCTGAAGAATTTGTATGAAGTCTGATATCTTAGACTTCTCTGCTTCTCTTGTTAGATCTGTCTGAGTGATGTCACCACAGAACATAATCTTAGAGTCTTCACCTACTCTTGTTATTATACTATCTAATTCATGAAAATTCAAGTTACTGAATTCATCTACAATAACAATAGCATTGTCAAGAGTAGTACCCCTGATAAAAGATGTAGACCAGAAGTCAATTGTTTCTTGCGTTCGTAAGTTATCATATAGCATCTCAAATGAATTGTCATCTGGCATCCCAAACATATACCTCACCATATTCTTGTAAGGTATTTGATATAGGTATGACTTATCCTCATGGTCACCAGGAAGAAATCCAATCTCTCTAGTAGGCACAAGTGACCTTACAATATATATTTTTTCATAAGGTGATACCTCATCTAATACTTCTTGGAGTGCTAGGTAAAGCATAATAAATGTCTTACCTGTACCAGCAGCACCATGCAACAGAAGATTCTTCCCCTTCTTATACTCATCAAACGCAACTGTTTGATTGTCAGTAAGAGGTTTGATCTCAGTCATATATGACTTATCAATTGGTTTTTTCCTCTTCATCATCTTCTTAGACATTGGTTGCAATGGTGCATTACCATTACCATTACCATTGGATTTCTTTCTAGCTCTTGGCATTAAGTAAACCTACTCAAGTTTGCAAGTGGATGTGCTTCTTGCACTTTGGACATGACTTCCTTAAATCCATCATCAGATTTAGGTTTGCCATAAGTTGCAGAGGTAGCTTGATTACCAAAGTATCGTTCCAACTCTGGATGTTCTTCTTTGAACTGGTCAAGCTTTGTCATTGACATGACAACCTCAGTAACCTCACCTGTTTTCTTATTAATAAAATCGTACGTAGGCATTGTTGGTAAGTTCTATTGGGTGTGTACATATTCTAATGCTTCAGCAGTGATAGGGAATTGTTCTATGAATATATCCCTACATGCCTCCGCAATATCCATGTGTTCCTTTTGCGTTCCGTGTGCAGAACGTAAATCTATATAGTGAATCCATGACCGAATACTACCTGTCATGTATAATTTGGTCGGTGTAGCAAGAGGGAGTACAAACCTAGCACACTCCTTTGCAATACCAGCATCAAGCATCTCTTTATATAATTTCATTCCATCGACAAAATGTCTTTGCATTTTAATTTCAAAGTCTTGTTGCATCAATGGATCTATATCATCAATACTATTCTGTCTGTTCTTTGTATCCTGACGACGTAATGCTGGTAAAGGAATCTCCTTTGATAACATACTACTATCAGCATACCTCTGAGAGAACTCTTGGTATGTAAATGATCTGTGTCTTAATATCTGTGCAGCAAGACCTCTTGTAGTTGATATCTCTACAGTCATGT